ATATATTAAATAACTGGAGAGTAACCAAAACATGTTTACGATTAGGTAGTAGAATAGTTGGTAAATGTATGATGGGCTCGACTTCAAACGCATTAGATAAAGGTGGAGACAATTTTAAAAAACTATACAATGCATCAGATGTCACTAAAAGAAATAGAAATGGTCAGACGAAGTCTGGTCTCTATTCTTTGTTTATCCCAATGGAATGGAACTACGAAGGATTTATTGATGAGTTCGGAGTTCCAGTATTTAATACACCTGACACAGATGTCTTTGCCCCAGACGGTGAACTAATAGATGTAGGTGTAGTAGAAAACTGGCAAAACGAAGCTGATGGGTTAAAAGATGATCAAGATGCTTTAAATGAGTTTTACAGACAGTTTCCTAGAACTGAAGAGCATGCGTTTAGAGATGAAACAAAGAACAGCATATTTAATCTAGTAAAAATATATGAGCAAATAGATTATAACGAAGAATTATCAAATAGTTTAGGTGTTTCTACTGGTAATTTCCAATGGGTAAATGGTGTGAAAGATTCACAAGTAATATTTTATCCAGACCCAAAAGGTAGATTTAAAGTTAGTTGGGTTCCTAAACAACAACTACAAAACAGAGTGGTACTTAAAAACGGAATTAAATATCCTGGTAACGAGCATATGGGTTCTTTTGGATGTGACTCATATGATATATCCGGGACCGTAGATGGTGAAGGTTCTAAAGGAGCACTTCACGGACTAACCAAGTTCAGTATGGAGGACGCTCCTGCTAACAGCTTCTTTTTAGAATACTTATCAAGACCACCTACGGCTGAGATATTTTTTGAGGATGTGTTAATGGCATTGGTGTTTTATGGCATGCCAATACTAGCAGAAAACAACAAACCTAGATTGTTATATTATTTAAGAAGAAGAGGATATAGAGGTTACTCTATGAACAGGCCAGATAAAGTTTGGAATAAATTATCTGTAGCAGAAAAAGAAGTAGGTGGTATACCAAATTCTAGTGAAGATATAAAACAAGCTCACGCAGCAGCTATTGAAATGTATATACAAGATCACGTTGGCGTTAAGCAAGATGGAACGTTTGGTGATTTATATTTTAATAGATTACTAAATGATTGGGCTAAGTTTGATATAAATAAAAGAACAAAATTTGACGCTACTATAAGTAGCGGTTTAGCGATTATGGCTTGTAATAGACATTTGTACGCGCCAAACGTTAAAATTGAAAAACCAAAATTAAATATACATATTTCTAAGTTTTCAAATAATGGAAATATGTCTAAAATAATCAAAGGATAAATATGGCATATTCTAACAAAAATTATTTTCCAAGTCAAGTTGTAAGTGATGTAGAAAAATTAAGCTATGACTATGGTTTAAAAGTAGCTAAAGCTATAGAGAAAGAGTGGTTTGACGAAGACCAACGTGGTCATAATAAATATGCATCAAACTTTAAAAACTTTCACGAACTAAAACTATACGCTAGAGGAGAGCAGTCTATACAAAAATACAAAGATGAGTTATCTATTAATGGTGATTTATCTTATTTAAATTTAGACTGGAAGCCCGTTCCAATAATATCTAAATTTGTTGACATAGTTGTTAATGGTATAGCTGAAAGAACTTACGATATAAAAGCTTACTCTCAAGATCCTAACGGTATGAAGCAAAGAACTGAATACATGGAATCTATCATGAGAGATATGCAGACTAGAGAGTTTAATGATATTGCTAAACAAACAATGAATATAGATCTTTATGAAAATGATAAAGATAAGTTGCCAGAAACAACAGAGGAGTTAGAGCTTCACATGCAAATGAACTATAAACAAGCTGTAGAGTTAGCCGAAGAACAAGCTTTAAAAGTTTTAATGGAAGGTAATAATTACGAATTAACTAAAAAACGTTTTTATTACGATCTTACTGTTTTAGGCATAGGCGCTGTAAAAACAAGTTTTAACACGTCTGAAGGTGTTACAATAGATTACGTTGACCCAGCTAATCTAGTTTATTCTTATAGCGATTCTCCATATTTTGAAGATATATATTATGTTGGCGAAGTAAAAAGCATACCGGTAAATGAATTAGCAAAACAATTTCCTCATTTAGAACAAGAAGATCTCGAGGATATAATGAATAATAAGAATTATAATAGAAATAATTATAATACTAATTACGATACAAAAAAAGAAGATACTAACACAATACAAGTTTTATACTTTAATTATAAAACTTATATGAATGAAGTTTACAAAATAAAAGAAACAGGTACTGGCGCAGATAAGATAATACCTAAAGATGATTCTTTTAATCCACCACAAGATAAAGAAGGTGGTTATTCAAAACTATTAAGATCTATAGAAACTTTATACGAAGGAGCTTTAATACTAGGTACAAATAAATTACTTAAATGGGAGATGGCTAAAAATATGATGCGTCCTAAAAGTGATTTTACTAAAGTAAAAATGAATTATAGTATAGTTGCGCCTAGAATGTACAATGGTAAAATAGACTCATTAGTAAAACGTATAACTGGTTTTGCCGATATGATTCAACTTACACATTTAAAACTTCAACAAGTGATGTCTCGTATGGTGCCAGATGGTGTTTATTTAGATGCTGATGGTTTAGCTGAAATAGATTTAGGTAATGGAACAAACTATAATCCTCAGGAAGCTTTAAACATGTTCTTCCAAACAGGTAGTGTTATTGGTAGATCGTTCACTCAAGATGGTGATATGAATCCTGGTAAAGTTCCTATTCAAGAAATAACTAGTGCTAGTGGTGGTAATAAAATGCAAGCTCTTATAGGTAATTACAATTATTATCTACAAATGATAAGAGATGTAACCGGGTTAAACGAAGCTAGAGATGGTAGTACGCCAGATAAAAACGCTTTAGTAGGGGTGCAAAAGTTGGCCGCAGCTAATAGTAATACGGCAACAAGACATGTATTGCAAGCTGGTTTATTTTTAACAGCTGAAGTTGCCGAGTGTTTATCTTTAAGAGTATCTGATATTATAGAATACTCTCCAACTAAAGATGCTTTTATAAATGCTATAGGAGTACATAACGTTGCTACTTTGGAAGAAATGTCAAATTTACACCTTTATGATTTTGGTATATTTATACAACTTCAACCTGATGTTGAAGAAAAAGCTATGCTTGAAAACAATATACAAATGGCTTTACAACAAAAAAATATAGAACTTGAAGATGCAATTGATCTTAGAGAAATAAAAAGTATAAAACTAGCAAACCAACTTCTTAAAATACGTAGAAGAAAAAAAGAAGAAAAAGATAGACAAATACAGATGGAAAACATACAAGCTCAATCTCAAGCTAATCAACAGTCAGCACAAGCAGCAGCGCAAGTTGATATGCAAAAAGAACAAGCTTTAAACGCTAGCAAAGCAGAGTTAATGCAGGTTGAAGCTCAATTACAAGCTCAAAAAATGAGAGCAGAAGCTGATCTTAAAAAAGAGTTAATGATGCTAGAGTTTGAGATGAACTTGCAATTAAAAGGTATGGAAGTTAATGGTATGAAAGAAAGAGAAAAAGAAAAAGAAGATCGTAAAGATGAAAGAACAAAAATTCAAGCGTCTCAACAAAGCGAGATGATTGAGCAAAGAAAATCAGGTAAACCACCTAAAAACTTTGAATCTGCAGGTAATGATATCATGGGTGGTGGGTTTGATTTAGGCGCGTTTGAGCCTAGATAAAATTATTAATTATTATTATATTATATTATGGAAGAAAAAAATGAAAACGTAGTTGAAGAAACTACACAAGATACAACTGAACAAGTTGAAGAAACTAATAAACCAAATATTAATGAAGACGGCGATTATGTTGTTGATTTAAGTAAACCAATAGAAAATGAAACTAAAGAAGATAACGCTAACGACAGCGGAGTGGTTGCAGAGTCTGAAAATGCCGAGCCCACACAAGAACAAAAAGAAATACAACCGGAAGCTGAAGCACAAGAAGAAACAGCAGTATTAGAAGAAGTAACTGAAGAGTCAACTGAAGAAGAAGTTGCTGAGGTAGAAGAAAAAGTTGAAGAAGCTATAGCTGAAGCAGAAGCTACTGGTAAACCACTGCCAGAAAATATTCAAAAGTTAGTTGACTTTATGGAAGAAACTGGTGGTGATATAAACGATTACGTAAAGCTTAATCAAGATTATAGTAAGTTAAATGATAACGATATTATATTTGAATATTACAAGCAAACAAAACCGCATTTAAATAATGAAGAAATAAATTTCTTAATGGAAGATAGTTTTCAAATAGACGAAGATGAAGATTCTGATAGAGAAATAAGAAGAAAAAAATTAGCGTTTAAAGAGCAAGTTGCCAGCGCTAGAAGCCACTTGGACGGGCAAAAGTCCAAATACTATGAAGAAATTAAAGCTGGGTCAAAGTTGACTCCGGAACAACAAAAGGCTGTTAATTTCTTTAATAGATATAACAAAGAATCTGAAGAACAACAAAAAACTTTAGAAGCAACTAAATCTAATTTTTTAAAGAAAACAGATAAGGTTTTTAACGATAAGTTTAAAGGCTTTGAATATAATGTTGGAGAAAAAAAATATAGATTTAATATTAAAGACGCTAACAAGGTAAAAGGTAATCAAGATGATATTAGTAAATTCATAGGAAAGTTTCTTGATGAAAATAATCAAATGTCTGATGCTGCTGGATATCACAAAGCACTTTATACAGCTATGAACGCAGATGCTATTGCAAAACATTTTTATGAGCAAGGTAAATCTGATGCTATGAAAACAAGCGTTGCTAAAGCTAAAAATGTTAACATGAAACCTAGACAAGCTCATGGTGAGGTTAATATTGGAGGTATGAAAGTAAAAGTTTTAGGTGATAACTCTTCTGATTTTAAGTTTAAAATTAAAAACAATAAATAACATTTAAAAATTTAAAATTATGGCAATTACTGCAGGAAGTAATTTGAATAGTGTACCTGCTCCAAAAAAGCAAACACTATCTACAAATTATTTAGATCTTTCATCTGCGTCAAACGCAGGTTGGGGTCAACAATACGTTCCAGATTTAATGGAAAAAGAGGCTGAGGTTTTCGGTCCAAGAACAATTTCAGGTTTCTTAGCACAGGTTAGTGCTGAAGAAGCTATGACTGCTGATCAAGTTGTTTGGTCAGAGCAAGGTAGATTACATTTATCATACAAAGGTACAGTGGCAACAGCTGGTTCTACTAATGGTACATTTACTGTAACAGCTGATATTGATGGAAATTCAATAACTGCTGCTGACCATGGTGTTAGAACTAACGATATCGTACTTATCGCAAGTACTGGTATAGTTACTCCTTGTTTAGTTGTAGATTCTGATACAGCTGTTATTCAAGTTGAACCTTTTGATAAAGCTGATTTAACTGGTCACGCTACAACTTCTGGTGGATCAACTATATTAGTTGTAGGTTCTGAATACGCAAAAGGTAAAGCTTATACTGATGGTAACTTTGCTGCTGCTGATTCACGTACTCCAGCTAACGAGCCAGCTTTCAAAACTTTTACTAACAAACCAATTATAATGAAAGACTACTACGAAGTATCAGGTTCTGATGCATCTAGAATTGGTTGGGTAGAAGTTTCTTCTGAAGGTGGTGGTTCTGGGTACTTATGGTACTTAAAAGCTGAAGCTGACACAAGAGCTAGATTTACTGATCATATTGAAATGGCAATGTTAGAAAGCGTTAGAGGTTCCAACTCTACCGTTGTTGATACTAGTTTAGGTGCTTCATCTGATGCTGGTGTTGGTACACAAGGTTTATTCGATGCTATTACTGATAGAGGTAATGTTACTTCTGGTGTAACTGGTGTTAATGCCGCTACTGATTTAGCTGAGTTTGACGCAATACTTGCTGAGTTTGATAAGCAAGGTGCTATTGAAGAGTACATGATGTTTGTTAACAGATCAACTAGCTTAGCTATTGATGATATGTTAGCTTCAATGAACTCTTACGGAGCTGGTGGTACTTCTTACGGAGTGTTTGACAACTCTGAAGATATGGCGTTAAATCTAGGTTTCACTGGTTTTAGAAGAGGTTCTTATGACTTTTACAAGTCTGACTTCAGGTACTTAAATGACAAAGCTACAAGAGGTGGTATTAATGATGTTGCTGGATCTGCTGCTATTAGAGGAGTTATGATTCCTGCTGGTACTTCTTCAGTTTATGATCAAACTGTTGGTGCTAGTATGAAGCGTCCTTTCTTACATGTTAGATATAGAGCTTCACAAACTGATGACCGAAGAATGAAAACTTGGGTTACTGGTTC